TTCGGTTAACGGAGCGCTCAAATGTTACTCCTTAAAGAAGTTATTTAACATAGTAGCAAAGATATGCTCAACTTCCAAGCTCAACTTATCTAAAACGTGCTGTCCTGCGTAGGGTGACTTAGGCCATACAGACTTCTCTGATACTCTATGTAACGTCATGTAAGCCGTACTCCCACCTTTCGGATTTTCAGACTTTATCAAGTTTTCAAGCTTCTTGGATCTTGATACTATACGATCTTCTGCGGGACCTACATTCTTCCCTCTTGTAAACATTACAGGAGTTCGTTCAGGTTTACTAAAATGTTTCAGCATTTCATCTGCACTCTTAAAAGCTTGAACCTGAAACTTCTCGCCTTGAATACTCACTTGTCCTGCTGCATCAGCGTCTTTATGTATAGGCACATCCACATAGTCTTTGCCTTGAGCTTTATTATGTCCGGCACGAGGACCATTCATGATCATTTTAGATATTTCGCCCGTAGCAATGCCATCTTCCATCATATTGGCAAATCTACCTTCGACCGATATTATAAACATGCCATCATCTACTTTAGCGAACTTGTATCCTTTAGACCAATGCTTAAAACCGCTAGTACCAAAACCTTGCTTGGCAAGTTCAACTCCTCGTTGGTGGAGTTGTTGTGCTGTAGCGGCTCCAGCCAATTTCACTTTAGGCTCTAACTCAGCAGCTAAATCCTCAACATTTGTATTAAGTTTAACTTTAATCTTCATGAATTAGGATCGTAGTACTCATTAGGTTGTAATTTAGTCGGGGCGCTTTGAGTGTCGTCCTTACGATCTAAGAGGTAATCTCTACGCATAATCCAGGTCTCAGGTAATTTTACGAAGGTTCTATTATTAATAGTTTTTAGTGCTGTTTTGGGTATAGTAGATGATCCTAAATCTCTAAGATCGTTATACTGCGAGAACCGATCTCTATGAACTGCCTTGGTAATGCGGTACACAGGATGATAACGGTAATAAATAGAGTAAATTTCTTTATCTAATGGCCGATTAGCTCCTAGCCATTTTATAGAGCCGTTGACATCTAAAGAGAAATCAGCTCCCTGATAGAATCGAATCTTAACGCCAGCTCGAATTACGAACAGTGCGTCTACAACACAAGCCGGATATTTTAACTTGTCGATGTTGGTGGTAGTATTAATCTGCTTTTGTATTAACTCGTAGAACTCCTCAGTAAAATCTAAAATTTCGACTTTCGCAAAAGTCTGCAAACTTACACCTACTTTAAAAGTAGCTAATACTTCATCGATACTGAAAGTCCCGTGAACTTTAAATTGTTCGATTAAGTCCTGCTGTTGAAACATAGCGATAGTCTCGTAGCAATCAAAGTCAATCATATTATTACTACATAAAGCGCAATTAATATCATGATCCATAGACTCAATAGACTTCATATTTGGGCAAGTGGTAGATTTCCACACCCTAACACGAACTCCTAAATCTTCAACCAATTGGTCGAGATTTACTACATTGATTCCACGGGTCAGCTGCTTAGCCATTTTTTAACATTTTCCTTAAAATTGCAAATTCTCTAGGGGAAACTGCTTTTTTAGTTCCCTCCTTTTGATACTCCCGCAACTCTTTAGATTGAATTTTAGCTTCTTTTTTGTCATCTTCGTGTGAAGGAGAGCGTAATACCCCTACAAGCCTTTTATGTTCTGCTATAAGTTTTTTTTGGCTCTCAGTTTTTTTCATTATACCTTCTTAGGAGTAAGCTCTACTTTAAGTTGCTCTTCAGAGTAAGTCTTTTGATTAGTTTTTGCCGCTGTTTGAACATAATCTTGGGAAGGTTTTTTTGCATTAGTTAGAACTGCACCATTAGGACTACTATTAATTGAAGAACCTACTCGATAATCTTGAAAAAGATTGCCAGCAAATTTGACTTCTTTGGTGGCAGTAGGATCAGAAATCACTTGTGTGCCAGAGGCTACTATTACTTCTTCGCTTTCTGATTGGGCTGCTTTTAGTAGTACGTCAATGGCAAGAAGTTCCGCACGTTCGTTATCCACGGCTCTTGCTTCAAAGGCTTTGACTAAACGGTTAACAACTCGCTGTTTTAAAGCTGTAGCTTTTTTAACGTCCATATCTTTCATAATAGTTGCTAATTGCTTTTTACGCTTTTGAACTTCTTCCATGCATAGTTTCATGTGCTCTTTATCCTTTTTTGCTAATGCTGCTCGGTGCATTGCGTCGAGTGACATGTGAACATCATACGGTTGTAATTTCTGCTCTGCTTGTTGGCTCATTTTTTACTCCTAAATTTGTTGATAAATGTTTCAATTTTACTTTCTTCTACAAAATTTTCTAACGACTTTTTTACCTTATTGGCGTACTTCTTTTTTCCACCACTAGTCTGAATATATTGAACACCTTTAGGTCCTACCATTACTTGTTTATTAGGCCCTCTAATCTTACGGCGATTATCTTCATGTTTATGCTCTTGCTGCTTAACTTCTTTTGGGCGTTTATACTTAGGCTTAGAAACTCCTGGAATATCTACATTACCTAAGATCTTATGTTTCTTGCGCTTAAGCTTTCTAACCAATTCTTTGATTTTAGCTTTACGATCCATTTGACCTTTCCTTTTTTTGCTTAGCAGCCGACTGTTTTACGCTTGTCTGAAAATCTTTAAAAGCTTTACGATAGCGATCTTGTAAAGCGAACACCTGGTTTCTACTTTGAGGAGCTTCAGCGGCTTTTTGCCGCTGATCTTGATGTGCCATAGCTAATGCGTTTTCAGCTTTCTGTTTTAAATCCAACAACTCTTTCATCTGGCGGTGCAGCTTCATAGTATCGGAGGGGTGAAGGTCCTTTTTTATCGAAGTGAAAAAGTCTTCTGAGTGTTTCTGATCACCTGAAGATGCTGACTGAGGTTCGTGAGTTTGGTGATCAGCGTGGCTCTCGCCAGTAGCCATATTTACCCACATAGTCTGACCTGTCTTTTTACTTACTACCTTCTTTCTACCATTACGAATAGTACCTATAGGATCTGCAGCTCGAACTCCGGTAGAAGGTTTAGGAGCTGTTGGTTTTGGAGATTTTGCATTCTCGCCTACCCTATCTACCATAGTTTTTGGTTTTATTATATTAAGTCCTTTTGGTACAGACTTTTCAACGTCAATAGAACCGTTTAAAATTTTTACCAATTCATCACTAGGCATTGCAAATTTATTGGATTTGTTGTCTTCTAGAATACAAATTTTCGAGTCTGGCTGTGTTAACACTTTATAATCATTATTGTATAATGACACAAAAGAACCTTGCTCAGGCATCTTGCCTTTGACAAGCGCTTTGCGCAATGCTGCAATTTTCCTGGCCATGAGGAATTTTTTAATTTTAGACATTACTTCCTCATCAACTGTCTAATGGCAAATAAAGACTGGCCGAAACTTTCTTTGTGAATTTCCCAGTCAGCTAAAATTGCTTGGGCCGCCTCTATATCAGATTCGAATTGTGTGAACTTTTGGTTTCGTCTCCAAGATTTAACAGCTTTTTTCATAACCTCTGAGTCTTCTCCACGAGATTGTCTAAAGTCGTCCACAAAATTCTTAATAGCCTTTCGAATCTCTATTTCAATATCTCCCACTTTAATTCGAACTGTAGCTGGTGCTTGCGACGGTGTTAGAACATCATCTTTAAGATCTTCATCCTCACCATAAATATCGTGATCAGTGGCATACTTTTTTACAATAAGATTTTTAGCAATTAACTCTAAAGTATGCGCATCAAATTTTTCTACTATCTGACCATTCTCATCCGAGAAAAATCCAGTATATAATCCTGAGTCTTTGTTTGCAAGCGTCAGACTTCCTTTCTGTAATACAATTTTATGTACAGTTTTACCTTTAATTATTTGGCTTGCTAATTTATTCAGAAACTTTTTAGGCGTACCTTCTTCCGCAGCTTGTTGATCTTTAGCATCAATAATGATCTGTGAATCAGGGAAATCATAAGATTTCGCTAAGAAATTTTTTGCAAATACTTTAGGATCTTTACTCATGCTATTCCTTTATGGCACTGTGAACGCAAAACCGTTATAATACTTGTGCGCCACTTTCAGATATTCATCGAGCTTCTTTTGATAGGAATCAATTCTAGGTCCAAACGGTCCAGTAGCATAATTATTACGCCCAGTAGCTGCTCCATCAAGGCTGGTATTTTCTCCAGCTACAGGTCCATGAATGGTATCCCTGAGAATCTGAAACATCGAAATTGCAGCTTGAAGTCCTATCATTTCATTTAAAATAATCGGAACTTGGTCATTACAAAATCCTGCCGTATAAGACACTTCAAACATGTGTGGCCATGATTGTTTGGTGCCAAATAATAACGGCATAATAGACCCACCGGCTGTAATAGCTAAACCATTAAAACTTCCTGATACGGGAGCTAATTGTAATTGTGCGGCCTCTTTCTCAAGGACAAACCACTCAGGCGGATAATCAATAAGTTCTATTTTATTAGGGAATTGGGCTTTTAGGGCAGTTACTTCAATTATGGGCCGTTTTTTAAGTTGTATAAAATTAAACTCTTGATAATCTATAGCCCTAAAATCGTGATTATCTACAATTTTTGTAGGCATGATTATGATATCTAATTTATGCTCAACATAAGAAACTGCGGCATTAATTTGATGCTGAAATACTTCAGGAGGAACTGGATTGCCTTTTTGATCCGTGAGATCAACACCGAAAAAATAACGAGCTTTCAATTGCTCCGGCGTAATCATAGGCTCACCACGAGAAAATCCCGCTGATGATACTGAATTAGGAGGAAATTGAAAACTCATTTAAACCTCAAACGTGAAAAAATGGATCTTGTTGTGTACTACGATGAACTGTGCTGTGTGGATTTTCTTCTGCGACCTTACTTATAACGTAACTTGGATTATACTCTAACAGTCTGTCGAATAACTCTGATTTCAGAATTTCTTTTACTTCCTTACTAGAATTACGATAACGCTCCACCATCCTAATAAAAAACATTTCATCATTAGGGTTTTTTCTTGCGTAATCCAGATCTTTATCTAATTCTGCTAAACTCGAATACATATTCAT